TAACATATGCTGATGCCTTAATATATCTAAACTCGTCTAATCGTAAATTTTCAAATTATATTAATAGTTCACAGCTTGACTTAATAGATGAAACGTTTTGTCTTTTAGACAAGAATAAAAATGTAATAACTGAGCAAGATTTATGGATAAAAAAAATAAAAGAGGGTGATAGTTTCTATTTGGTTCCTGCTTTTGTAGGGGGCGGAGGTAAAACTGGTAAATACCTTATGTTTGCCGCTTTAGCAGCAGCCGCTATTTACACAGGAGGTGCTTCTGCCGGGTTAGGAATGAGTCCTGGCGCCATGGGAGGAGCTACCTCAGCAGGCACTGCTTTTACAGCGGCTGGAGGAGGTGCAGCAGGTCTAAGTGCAGGAGCTAGTATGGCTTGGGCAGGATTAGGCACAGTAGGACAAACTTTAGCTGTTAACGCAGGACTCGCTCTTGCTACGTCTCTTTTTACGAAGAGACCAAAAAATAACAAACAAACTGATCAAGACGTTAGGCAAAATAATATGTTTGGATCTCTACGAGCCACTGTTGATAGTGGGATGCCTATTCCTCTAATTTACGGACTACATCGTGTAGCAGGTCAATTAATAAGTGGTTATTTAGATTCAACAGTACACGGTAAGAATAACTCTCCTACCGTACAAAGTAGGTTTTAATTAATGAAAAATTATATTATCCAAAATGGTAAAAAAGTTCCTGTTATCCAAGGCGGCGGTGGAGGCGGCGGAGGCGGCGGCGGTGGCTACAATGAGGAACCTAATTCTTTATTTTCAACAGACATAATGATGATTACTACTGCTGTCGGAGAGGGCCCTGTTTATCGTATTAACCCAAACGGTCCTCAAGATATAGAGATAAATGATTCTTCTATTGACGATCTCATTAAAATAGATGGAGACGGGTCTGAGAATACTGAGCGTTTTAAAACTTTAACTAGTACCGGCACGATTAACCAAGCTGCTCTAGATACTTTTGGCGAAGCAGCTGTTACTCCTCAAAATTTTGCATCTCCTGTTACTCTTAAAAAAGGTAACGTCGCAGGGGTGCAAAATAGTAAAATTACTTTACAACCAACGTCATCCTTTGCGTGGGATGTTTTGAGATTTAAGTTTCAAATAAATTCGTTATTTAAGCAAGAAGACAATGGAGACGTAAAAGGACATTCTGTAAAAGTTAGGGTTACTGTATTTGATTCGACAGGGACTTCCGTTATTAAAAGGGAAGATAAGACTATTTCGGGTAAAACAAATGTACCTTTTAAATTTAATATACAAGTTAAAATACCGAATGCTAGCAAGAGTGATAACGGATATAAATTTAATATCGAGAAACTTACTAACGAAAGCACGGATTCTAGAGTTAGCTCAGTAACTGTAGTTATTGGCTGGGACGAGATTGAAAATCAGCCCTATGCCTACCCTAGAACTGCACTTGTTGGTTACGCGATCAAAGCTTTAAATGAACATGTAGGCACTATGCCTAACTTCACCTCGTTAGTAAAAGGTCTTATTATTAAAGTACCTTCTAACTACAATCAACCTATACTAGCATCTGGAGAAATTGATTGGAGACAGTTAGAGATAGCAGCTACTAGTCTATCTAACGGATACCGACTTCAAAAAAGTGGCAGCACTGTATTATCAAATATTAATCAAGCACAAATTTATGTAGGCACTTGGGATGGTACTTTTGTTTATTCTTGGACTCAGAACCCTGTGTGGGTGATTTATGATATTCTTACAAACAACACCTATGGTCTTGGGATTCCTGAAGAAAATATAGATAAATACAAATTTTTTCAAACAGCCATGTACTGTGATGCCTGTGACGATGTTACTGGAAATTTCATAGGAGTTGACGGTATAGCTGACGGATCTTTTAGGCATAAGCCTAGAAATACATTTACTACCGTCAGGCAAACGCTAGTAGGGTCTCCTGTAGGTACATTAATTAAACAACGTAGATTTATTCTTGATATGTTAATATCTGATCAAGGACCTACTATGGATGTCATAAATCAAATCGCTGCTAGTTTTAGGGGCACTGTAGTATATTCATTTGGAAAGCTGTCACTTGCAGTTGATAGGCCGGATCAATTTCCTAATATGATTTTTAACGAAGCAAATATTAAAGATAAATCATTTAAAATTAGTGGAGGAAGAGAAAGTGATGTAGTAACAGGGGTTGACGTTAGCTACATTGAGCCAACTAATCATTATAAACGTGAAGTTGTAAGAATTGATATGGCTGATGCTAACGACGGTGCAGATAGAAGCACTATTGAAAATATCCTATCTCTTGATTTAGCAGGGGTTACTCGAAGAAGCCAAGCCTTGAGATTTGCTCAATATCAAATTGCCGCCTCTAGGTATTTAAGAAGGCTAGTAAGTTTTGAAACAAGTTTAGATGCCCTGAGCCTTGCTCCAGGAGACTTAATCTCTGTTTCTCAAAACATGACTGGAATTAATTATGGCTTTGGGGGAAAAGTAGCAAATAATTCAGTTACGACTAGTGATGATACAGAGGTTACTTTAGAGCATTTTACTTTTCCTGCCCTTACTACCAGTGTATTTACTAATAATACCTATCCTGTTGCTTTGCGGGTAATTAAGCTTGATTCTGACAGAATGGATCTTTATGTTCTTAGTGATAGCTCTAGTGATTATGAGTTTATAGATTCAGGTAATAACTCTGTAGGTGATGATTTTATTCGTGTAAAAGCTATAAAACGTTTCAATCCAATTACAAAAAATTTAGAAGATTTATCTGCCTTTCAGGCAAATAGTGTTCCCCAAAAAGGTGATTTGTGGAGTATTGGTGAGTGGGAAGATACTACTAATATATATACAAATAAAGCTGGAAAGCTATTCACTGTTGCAGAAATTGAAAGAAAAACAGAAGAAGAAACTGTTGCTATAGTAGCTAAAGAGTACGTATCAAACGTTTACACTGATTCAGATGATTTTATTGACTATACCCCGACTGCTTACATAGATATTGAAAGCCCTTTTACTCCTCCACCTCCTCCGCAATTTAATTTAACAAAATTGCCTCGCAGAAGACAGGACGGGTCAATAACTACAGATATTCTAATAGATGAGTCAACAGAACGCCTAAACTATGCAGGAAAATATACTACAGAATATGAAATAGCTCGTCCTAGCAGTTTTACTGCTATTAATAACACCCATCAGAGCGTACTTTCGTTAACAGTAGATAATAGTGCTGCAATTGCTACAGACGACATTGGGTCTGCTACTATTACGGGTAAAAATGGATTTAATGTACCTGTAGGGGAGATTAAATTACTGTGTAACAGTTTTAGCACTATTACACATTCAGACGGTACTTCTAATGTTAAACTAGTAGTTGAAGGACTTAAAGTTGTACAAGATAGAAATATTTTTAAACATCTTCTTGAAGTGAATGATGGAACTTTTCAAGGGCTTAAAGGATTTGACTCGATTGGTATTCCTTTAAAAGAAAAAACAGGAATCAATAGTTTGAAGAATTTTGTAGCCTTTGCTCCTGACACTGTAGAAATATCGGCTAATATTGTTACGCATACACTTAGCACTGATACTATAGAAATAAAAGATACAGTCACTGGTACTAGTAAATTATCAGATCTTTTACCCGACTTGCCTTTTTACGTAAAATTAACTCAGCTTATAGATGCTACTCTAACTGCTAATAATTCTTTTTATCTGAGCGGAACTTCTAAAGAAGTTAGCGTAACTAATACATTTACTAGCACATCTACAGAGATAATTGATCTTCCTGTTAGACCTAGAGATAAAATATTTACACGATTATATGTCGATGGTATTGAGAAAGGAAAAGGTCAGTATACTCTCAATGCCAATAAGAGTATTGGTCGTCTAGCAAATATTGAATATCCTGTTAGTGGCGGAGACACCGAATATAGAGTAGAAATTGATCACTACACAGTACCGGCAATAGAGATAGGTGATAACGTAAGTGTGGCTGTTAATAATACTTATGCGGTCACACAAACGTCTTACGATCCAGAAAGTCCCTCTTATAACGTACAGCTCACCGCAAATTCTATATTTAGACTTACTTTAAATGAATCTCCTAACGCTGAATTAGCAGGGTTAAATTTTACGAATATTACACAAAATCCTATTGGTGACATTGCGAATGTATCAGCAAACACTTGCACCTTTGATTATGATGAAAGTGTTTACCCCGGTAATTTTAGGTTAGGTAATAATTTTATCTATGATATTCACCTTAATAGTGACTACGATCAATTATTTTTAACACAAGACAACCTTATAAAAGAACTTCCTATAGGATTAAGTTCTATTAGAGCTAGAAATGTTAATTCTTTTGGTAGAAGAAGTCCTTATGTAGAAAAAAATATTTTTGTACAAAAACTTCCTGTGTCAAAAGTAAGTGACTTACAAGTACAAGAGTCTCTATATAGAGAGCAAACTTCAGGAGTGGCTGTGAGAGCTACTGTAGTATTTACACACATACTTGGGCAAGAGGTAACTGACTATGAGATTTCTTATAAGTTAGAAAATATTGGCGACGATGTTGGAGGCACCGGGGCTGACAATGACTTAACTTCTTTTAATACCTCAAAAGTATCTGCTACAGGCGTGGAGAGTGATGGAAAAATACGATTCACTATAAATGGCATTAATAGGGGCCCTTCTGTAAGCTCAAATTCATTAGAGATTAAAGTAACTCCCCTGAATAAAGATATACGAGGTATTCCAAGCACTATAACACATTCAATTATAGGTAAAACAGCTGCCCCCGCAAACGTATTTAATTTTACTGGGGGACAACAGACTGATCAGATTACTCTGTTTTGGGAGTATGAAAGAGTTAATGATGAACTTAAAGATCTAGATCTAAAAGAAGTCGTTATCAAAAAGATACAAGGTGAACAAGCAATTAATTTGACTACCTTTGTAGCAGGTATTCCTTTTGTATCCGTAGCCGCTGGGGTTAATAGAAAGTCAATTCCTATTGATACTTTTGGTACTTTTACTTATTTAGCAAGAACTCGTGATACTAGTGGTAATTTCAGTGATAGTGTGGTGGGTATTACAATAACAACTGTGAGACCTGCTTTAAACACTGTTATAGCAGCTTATAGTGAAGACGATCCAAGTTCTAATTTTACCGACATTACGAATACAAACTCAGGACAAAATAGATTCCCTCCTTTCAGTGATACTTTATTTGGGGGAGTAGTAAGATTTAAAGAGGACAGTACTTCTCCAGGCACTGATAACCCTTCTACATTAGTTGATAATGCTAATGCCTCATCTTCTGGATTTTCAGCTATTACAAACTTACCTACTGATCTTTTAGCAGATGCAAGTGCAGAATACGTTACAGAAATTAGAGATTTTGGGCAAACTGTAAACGGAGCAATACTTGTAGACATTCAAGGATCACAATCGACACAATCTACTTTTTTTGATCAACACAATCAAATTATCGAAAGTGCTACTGAGGCAACATCTGCTGGTCAGATAAAAGATACTAGTTTTGGAGGACTAGGATCTATTTTAGGATTTAGTAATACAACTTTTACAGGCACTAGTTCGATTAGGTATGATTCTAATAACAGAAGCTTAATGAGTACGTCTGCGGCAGGTAATGTATACGCAATTCATTCTCATGGTAATTATACTGGAAACGTAATTAATATCACTGGCATAACTAAGGCTAATCCTGCAGTCATAACTACTAGTGGATCAGAACATGGAATCAACCATGCTACTGGTCCTGTCTTAACTGTGGATACTATTTCTACTAATCATTCTGATCATACTAATGCTACATATACAGGCGTAGCATTGACTGATGCAGGTGCCGGCGTTGGGGTAGAAGCTACGGTTGTAGTTTCTTCTGGGGCCGTTAACTCTGTCACTATTACAACTGGAGGAGCAAATTATACAGTAGATGATACCTTAACTATTCCTTCGTCAATAATTGGAGGGTCAGGTAATGAAACCTGTGATGTAGCTACAATTGATGCCGACTACCGAGCTATTCTTCATGACATTATTGGAATGGAGGAGATGAACAATAGAGAGATATACCTAAAAAGAGCAAGCGCGACTACCCTTCAAGTCTATACAAATTCAGGACTAACCTCTGCTCTTGATTCTTCTGGTTTTACGACTTATACTTCTTCAGGGGTAGTAGACTTTGGAGACTATGCTAACTCTAATGTTACTGCTCTGATTGCCGGCACTATTGATGCTAGTACTCTTAAATTAGGTGAAACATTTTTTGCTAATGGAGACCCTACAGGAAGTAATGCTTACGCTAATCTTTCTAGCGCGGGTACTTCTTATTTATTAGTTGATTTAAAGCAATTTAGTGACTTTGCATCGTCAGAAACTTTTGAAGGACCTTTAGGATCAGTCACAAATCAGACATTTATTAGAACTACAACTAGTGCTAATTCCGCTTTATATGCATCAGTAGCCGCCGGAGGTTTTGCAACTGGAAATATTGATGTGACAGAATTCGCCGGAATTAATGACGGTTTTGTACCTTATGAGGCTGGAATACGAAATTTAAGACAGTTCCAATTAAAATTTGTTGTAAACAACAGTAATCCAGATCAAGTGGACTTTACAATTGATAAATTTCGTTATACATTAGAACGAGAAACAGAAATTTTTACAGATACCGTAACATACGCAGCAGTAACTGCTGATAAAGCATCATATGCAAAAGTAGTAGATATTTCATCTGCAGGATTCACAAGAAGACCCGTGTTTGCTATAACACCTGTTGGTACTGCTACTGCACAAACTGCTTTCGTAACTGCGAGCAGTGCTACTAGTCTAACATTTAAATTATATGATGTGATAGACAACGATTTTGCAAGTAGTCATACTGGCGATATAACAGTTGACATAACTGCGACAGGAGTATAAATGTCATTAGTAGATTCAAATACTTATGTAGAACCAACAGGGG